GCTTCTGCGTTTCCGCAAGAAGTACAAGTGGCATTTTTTATGTTCGATTTATTATCTGATAGGTGGGACGGGATGTCAGGAATGTACTTAGGAAAAGACTGGGGGCATATAGATTTTCTTTTTGATTTATACGGATATGATGATAGAAAAGAGATTATATATTTTATGAAAGTATATGAAAACTTAGTAATCAATCAAAAAGCAGAGGAGTCGGAAAGAAGGCGCAAAGCAGCAGAGCGCAAGGCAAAGAGTAAGTAGTGGCAAAGAAAAAACAAATATTTATTGATGTAGTCGTTGATGATAAAGGCACAACTCAACGGCTTGCTGTCGACTCCGATAAATTACAGAAAGCATTAACAAAAGCGGACAAGGCAGGATTAGATCAACAGCGTCAAATGCGCGGCGCTGCAAGTATGTCTTCAAATCTTACTAAAAACTTTAGTAAGATGACCCAAGGAATCTCAGGCGGAATAGTCCCTGCATATGCTGAACTTGCTGCTCGTGTATTTGCGGTAACAGCAGCTTTTCGATTCTTACAAGAAGCGGCGGATACTCGTAATCTTGTTGAAGGACAGAAGGCTTTTGGTGCACTTGTAGGAACAAACTTTGCGGGTATAACAAAAGCTCTGCAAGATGCTACCAATGGTCAACTCAAATTTAAAGATGCTGCACAGGCAGCAGCAATAGGTACAGCTGCAGGTCTCACCGGAACTCAATTAGAAAAATTAGCAGTTGCAGCAAAAAATACTTCATTTGCTCTTGGAAGAGATTTAACAGATTCATTTAATCGTTTAATTCGTGGTGTTACAAAAGCAGAGCCGGAACTATTAGATGAACTTGGTATTATATTGAGACTTGAACCTGCAACACAAGAATATGCTGCTTCTATTGGTAAGACGGCACAAAGTTTAACCGCATTTGAAAGAAGTCAAGCTGTAGCTAATTTTGTTCTGGATGAAGCAGAGAGAAAGTTTGCAAAAATTGCTGAGATTACAGATAAAGACGCCTTTGCAATTGCTCAATTTGGAAAAGCTTTTGATGATATTTTAAATACAATAAAAGTTGGTCTTGCAGAGGGACTTACCCCTGTTCTTAAATTTTTAACTAAAAATATCACATCACTTATATCTCTTTTTGGATTATTGGCCCTGCCTCTTATTCGTTCAGTTTTACCTAATTTAGATGCTTTTGGAGAAGCTGCTGAAGATGCTCAAAAATCTGCGCGAAAGTTTGCTGGAGAAGCCCAAAAAGATTTTGATAGATTAGCTGCAAAAGCAGCAACTCTTGGAAAAAGTCAAGAAGCTGTAGCTAAACAGGCAGATAAACTAGCAAAAAGTGCAGGATTAAAAGGAAAAGATGCAAGTCCTGGGAGTGCCACTGGATTCTTAACAGGTGCCGGAGATGGGCCCACTGCACGAGGTAGAGCAGCAGCCGATAAAGCCTTAACAAATGCAGAAGCATCTTTAAGAAATCATTCAACGGTTCAGAAAGGTATTTTTAAAGACATGAATGCTGCTCAGGTTGCAGATATGAGAGCTTCTTATAAAATGAGAGAAAGAATACTAAAGAAGCATGAAATGATAACTAAGTTTAGTGTAAAAGGCATGGGAATAACTTTTGATAAATTCTATGCAAAAACTCAACTTGGTGCTGCAAAAACTTTCGCTTTTGTATCAAAGCAGGCAAAAAGAGCAGCAAGAGGAATTGATTTAGCATTTAAAGGAGCTGGACTATTAGGCTTAGGATTAATGCTTATTGATTTAGGAAAGATGGCATTTGATGCTTTCTTTCCGATGTCAGATGCAGCAAAGAAAGCGGCAGAAGATGTAGAAGAACTAAGTGCACGAACAGCAGAACTTGCTCGACATTTAACTGATGTAAATGAGCTTGCTAACTCTGGAGATATTTTTCTAAATACTACTGAAAGTATTCAGCAGCTAGGTAATGCTGTAAAAGAAGCAAATGTACTTCAATTAATTCGTGATATAAAAGGTTTAGATGCTTTAGGAGAAAAAGTTGGTAAAAGTTCTGATGAGTTTAAAGAATTACGAGAAACCTTAAAAACAGCTGTTACCGAATTAGCAAAAATGGATAAAGCTTTTGTTCCGTTAATTGCAGCTTTAGATGATGCTTCAATTTTAGAAGGAAAAGTTACAGAAGGAATAACAGAAAGAGCTTCTGAAATGATAAAGGCTGCGAATGCTGCAACTCAGCTAAAAGATGCTCAAAAAGCTTTGAATCAAGAAATAAATAACTTACTAGGCTCTATCCCAAAAGCCCCTCTTCAAAGTCTAATAGGTGCTTTTGATAAAGAATTAGAATTAAGAATTGCTATACAAGAAGAAGTTGATAGAGCCGCTCTGCAGAGAACTGTAGAAAAATTTAATGCACAGATGGCAGCTGCACTAGCCAAAAAATCAGGAACCGAGACAGTACAAGAAGAGGTAGAAGTAAAAAACCAATTAATGAAAGGAGCTTTTAAGAAAACAAGAACAGTTGTAAGAGCTGTACAAACTGATGCAGATAAAAAAGCAGTACAAGATCTTGCAGCTGCAACTGCCGATGACCTTGCAAATTTACAAAAAGGTTCAAAAGTAATTGAAAGAGATGAAGAAACAAGAGGCAAACTAGTAGCCTTAGCCACTCAACAGTTAGATAGAGAAGAAAAAATTCTAGAAAGTAAAAATGCTGTGGCAAGAATAGATAAGATAAGTCAATCTTTTGATGCTCAACGAGTAAGGGCTATAATACCCGTAGCACAAGCAAACGAGAAAGTGCTTGCAGCAAAAAATGCGGAACTAAGTGCTCAAGGCGCTTTAGCAGTACTTCAAAAGAAAGGATCTACGGCCAGCGAAGAAGAAGTAACAAATGCAGATAGAGCAGTAGCTCTTGCGAAAGAAGCTACAAGAATTGCTGAAGGCGAGTTAGAGCAAAAAACAAGAAAATTTGTAATAGATCAGCTTGAGCTTACTGCAGCAGAAAAACGATTAGAGATTACAAAAGAAATTTTTGAAATGGAAAATAATCTTGCAATAGCAAAACTTGCTGCTCAACGAGCAACTACTCCTGGAAAAGGAACTATAGGTAAAAATGTTTTTGAGATTGGAGCAGAATCACAAGCAGCAAAAGAAAATGATTTACTTGCCCAACAAGAAATAATAATAGGAAAAATACAGCAAGCTAATACAAGAAGGGCAGGATTAGAAGCTAAAAATGATGCAGCAGGGTTAACTGCCTTAGATCAAGAGATTGCAAGACTTGCAATTAGAGGTGCATCGCTTGCTCTTCAATTAGAAACAGAACAGAATTTAGTAACTAATAATATTGAAGCAGGACGTCTTGCTTTACAAAGAGTTGAGCAAGAAAATGCACTTATTTCATTAAATCCAGTAAAAGAAGCGGCCGAAAAAAGAATCCTTGAATTAAAACTAAAAGGGAAACAACTTACACAAGACGAAATAGATGCGATCTTTGCTCAAACAGAAGCAATGCAAGAACAGGCAATTATTGCAGAAGGTTTACAAAATATAAAAAACAGTATTCAAGGCGGCATGGAAAATGCTCTCATGAGTCTTGTAGATGGAACAAAGTCTGCAAAAGAAGCCTTTGCTGATTTTGCAAAAGGTGTACTTAAATCTATTGCTCAAATGATTATTAAGATGATGGTATTTAATGCCTTAAAGAGTATAGGAATGCCCGGTTTTAAAGATGGAGGTATTAGTAAACCTAAGGCTCCTGGAGCTAGATACGGTGGTATAATGGATAGTTATTCTACTGGAGGAATTGCACGAGGACGTCAAGCAGGTTATCCTGTAATGCTACACGGTACAGAAGCAGTAGTACCGTTACCGAATAAAAAAGAAATACCTGTAGAAATACGAGGCGGCACGGGAAATCAAAATAATATAAGTATAAGTGTTGCTACCGATGGAACTACTAAGACAGAGGGCGACACTGGAAATAACAATCAAGCAGCACAACTTGGACGAGTAGTTTCAATGGCTGTACAGGATGAGCTACACAAACAAAAACGACCGGGCGGAATTTTAAGTCCGTTTGGAGCAGCATAATGGCCGTAGGATTTTTAGACTTAAATAATGTTTCAAGAGTTCCTGATAGAACTTTTAATCAAACATATAAACCAAGAGTATTAAAAATACAATTTGGGGATGGCTATGAACAAAGAATACAGGAAGGTATAAATAATATAACTCATACTTTTTCTGTATCTTTTAATAATCGTCCAAAAGCAGATATTGATGATATAATTGCTTTTTTCATAAATAAAGGAGGAACTACTGCTTTTAGTTTTACCTATCCCGATTCAAACGTCGGAGGAGGAGAAAAAACAGTAAAGGTAGTTTGCGAGGATTTCAATCAAACATACTCTTATGATGATTTTTATTCATGTACAGCAAGCTTTAGAAGAGTCTATGAAGCATGACAACTATAGACAAGGATATTCAAAGGCAAGATCCTGGTTCCGCACTAGTAGAGCTATATGAGGTAACCTTGCCGGGCGGATCTGTTGCGCGGTTTTTTGCAGGACTTGATGACGATCTCAATGCTGTACAGTTTAGAGACAGTGGAGGAACCGCACAAACATATACCGCAATACCTATGAATGCTGATGGATTTGATATAACCACAGATGGAGCACATTCTCGCCCAGAGCTGAGTATAGGTAATGTAGGAAATATCTTAACAAACGCAATCGGAGGAATAGATCCAGAAGATCTGACAGGGGAAAGACTTACAAAAAGAACAACCTTAGAAAAATATTTAGTAGGTAATGTAGGAGATACAAATCCTCCTACAGAATTTCCTAAAGTAGTTTACATTATTGATAGAATAAAATCACGAGATATTCTTCAAATTACTTTCGAGTTAGCAGCTCCTTTTGATCTTGCAGGTATTAGTTTACCAAAACGACAGGTAATAGGAGGAAGTTGTCCTTTTAAATATAAAGGAGCAAGAAAAGTCACTCCTATTCAAAATAGAGTTGGA